GGGAACCAGGAACAGGACAGGCCGGAATACATACAGTAACAGATCAAAAAGGTGCGGCATACAGAGGATGGACCTGCAGGCCCCGGATGCCTGTCGCCGCTTCCTGAAGACATGAAGGGCAGAAGCGGAGAAAAGACAGAAACACAGCGAATAGACGGCATCTAAAACACATTAGGTACTACTGACCCCATACCCCGTATGCGGGGCGAGGAAAGCCCGATATTTTCGCCGATAAAAATCGAAATATTTTATGGATTTCGTTACGGATTGAGAAAAAACGAAAGAAAAAAGCCGTTTTTATGAAAAATGGTACGACATGGTACTCCGATCTGTGTTATTATGGTAATGTGAAATTTAAGGGAGCGGAGCCGGAAGGCGGCCGCTCCTTTGTGCTGGGAGGATTACCGGAAGCCGGAGAAAATGGAAGGTGGTCTTATGGCAGGTAAGGTACAGGATGGAAAGGTTCCGGACTATGTTACAAAGGATACCATAGCGCAGATGTTTGGACTTTCCGGGCGTCGAATCGAACAGCTGGTTGCAGATGGAGTAATTGAGCGGGTGCGTATCAAGGGAGGCGTGCGTTTTGATCTTGTGTCAACCGTTCAGAAGTATGTAAAGTACCTTTCAGACAAGGCACAGGGGAGAGAACGGTCAGATGTGGAAGTAAGGTTAAAGGAACAGAAGCTTCGGGCAGATGTTGCGTTAAAAGAGTCCCAGGGAGAGCTCCATCGGTTAAGGACGGAGATTGCGATCGGGAATTACATTTCGGTTGAAGAAGCGAAGGCGGACTACAGCCGTTTTTTTATTGTTTTTAAGAATTTTGCACTCTCTGTACCGGGTAAGATGGCCGGAAGACTGGCCGGGTTCGTGGATCCTGTGGAAGTAAGGGAAATTGAAAACGACCTGCAGAAAGAGATTAAAAAGCTTTTGAAGGATTTTGTGTTGAGAGCAATCGTCAAAAAAGAAGGAAATGAGCCGGAAGAAACAGCGCAAAAACGCAGAGGCCGGCCCAGAAAAAATGCCGGGACGTAAGTTTTATGTAAAAAACTATCAGCTGGACGCTCTGCAGATGCTGTGTCCGCCGGAGCAGCTTACTGTATCGGAATGGGCGGAACAGTACAGAATTCTTGATGCAAAATCTGCGGCCATGCCGGGGGCCTGGAATAACAATATAACGCCATACCTTGTCGGCGTCATGGACGAATTCAACAATTACGAGACGGAGACCATCATCTTCTGCAAGCCTACACAGGTAGGGGGAACGGAAGCGGCACAGAACATGATCGGCTATATTGTCATGCAGGATCCGTCGCCGACGATGATCGTATATCCGACGGAGACGCTTGCAAAATCCATATCTGAAAACCGACTGCAGCCGATGCTGAAGGCCACGCCGGAAATCAGGCGCAGATTCGACGAAAATTCTCCGCTGCTGGAGCTGCAGTTTGAAGGGATGTATCTGACGCTTGCCGGGAGCAATTCCCCATCCGGGCTTGCCAGCAAGCCGATCCGTTTTCTGATTATGGATGAGGTTGACAAATACCCGGGCGCAAGCAGCCGGGAAGCGGATCCGATTAAACTGGCAGAGGAACGTACAAAGACGTTTCATAATAAAAAGATATACATTACTTCCACTCCTACGGTCAGAAACGGACATATCTGGAAGGCAAAAGAAGAGGCTGATATAGAAAAGCATTATTTTGTGCCATGCCCTCACTGCGGTGAATTCATAGAATTTAAATTCCAGAATATCCGATTCCCGGATGACGAGGGGATGAGTTATGCGGACCGGGCGGAGGTGGCCGTCTATGTGTGCCAGAAATGCGGGTGCGTCATTACAGATAATGACAAGCACAACATGCTCCGCCTGGGTGAATGGAGGGTTGTCCGGCATGACACGAAATATGTGAGGACGGTGGCCTTCTGGATCAACACGTTGTACAGCCCTTTTGTACGATGGGCGGATATCGCACGGGAGTTTCTGCGGACGAAAGATGATCCGGAAGAGTTTCAGAACTTTACAAATTCGTGGCTGGCTGAGCCGTGGGAAGACACAAAGCTGAAGACGAACGCAGATCTGGTGATGGAGCGGCAGACGGAAATCCCGGCTTTTACGGTTCCTTCGTGGGCGAAGCTTTTAACCGGGGGCGTGGACGTACAGGAGAGTTCTCTTTACTGGACTATTCGGGCATGGGGAGAATTCCTGACCAGTCAGAATGTAGCTCATGGACAGGCGCTCTCATTTGCGGAGATTGATCTGGCGATGAACCTTGAGTATGTGAAGGAAGACGGAACGCCGATGATCGTAAACCTGTGTCTGATTGATTCCGGTGACCAGACGGACATGGTTTATGATTTCTGCGTATTCCATTCTGATTATGCGCTTCCGGTGAAGGGTTCCAGCCATGCGCAGCTGTCACATTATAAAATTTCCAAAATCAACAGGGAAGGAAGCAGCGCATATGGAATGGTTCTTGTGCTTGTGGATGGAGATAAGTACAAGGATATGATTGCCGGCCGTATGCGGAAAAAGAATGGCCAGGGAAGCTGGATGGTATATGAAGGATGTGATTATGAGTATGCGGAGCAGGTGACAGCAGAACACAAAGTAAACGTGAAGAGGAACGGAAAAATACAGCAGGTGTGGCAGCTGAAGCACAGTCACGGGGACAATCATTATCTTGATGCGGAAGTCTATGCGATGGCGGCAGCGGATGTTCTGGGTGTGCGTTCGCTTCATCTGCAGAATGAAAATGTACCCAAAAGACAGAACCCTGCGCAGGAGGAAGAAGAGACGGCAGAGGAAAAATGGATCAGGGTGAATGATGACTGGATCCGGAGAGGAGGAAGCCATGGAAGCTGAGAATCATGTACCGGTTACGACAAGGGAGATGCTGGACAGTATCAATGCTGCCATTATGGCGGTGACCGTGGGAGGCCAGAGTTACAGAATCGGGTCCCGTGCGCTTACGAGAGCGGACCTGAAGCAGTTGTACGCCATGAGGAATGATCTGACGGCGGAACTTGCAGCGGAAAATTCGACGGGCCTTCTGGATGACTGTTATGTGGCTGTGTTTGATGGGAGGTAAGAAGAGAATATGGGATTTTTGGATAACGTCATAGCCGTATTTTCCCCAGAAACTGCATACAGGAGAGAGGCATACAGGCAGGCATATGACTGGCTGCGCAATTATGATGCGGCGGGTTATGACAGGCCGAACCAGAACTGGAGGTCGTCCAACCAGTCTGCGGACGTCACGGACCGGTACAGCCGCGATAATGTGAAGGCGAGAGCCAGGGATCTGGAGAGAAATTCTGATATCATGAATTCCGTGTCCGGGGCTTTTAAGAGAAACGTGGTCGGAGGAGGGTTCCGTGTCCAGGCAAAGACGGAGGAAACAGAACTGAATAAGGAGATTGAGAGAGCATGGAAGCGATGGTGTAAAAAGCGGAACTGCGACGTGACGGGACGGCAGAGTCTGAATCAGATCATCCGCATGGCGGTAGAGCGCAAGAAGATTGACGGAGGGATCCTTTTTGTAAAGCGGTATACAAAAGGCGGATTTGTTCCGTTCAAGCTGCAGATGATCGAAACAGATGAACTGGACAGCGGAACGGTATGGCCCAGGAACAAGGGAAATAAGGTGGCCGGCGGCATCGAGTACAACGAATGGAACTGTCCGGTGGGATACTTCATCAAACAGTATGATATTGAAGGATACGGGCAGCGGGAACCGGTATGGATCGATGCGAATGACGTGATTTTTTATTTTACGATCAGAAGGCCGACGCAGCTTCGGGAAATGTCGGACATGGCGCAGACGATCCCACGGATCCGTGACATTACAGAATTCATGACAGCAGTATCGGTAAAGGAACGGATCGAGGCATGCCTTGCAGTTTTTATAAAAAAGGGACTGCCGGTGACCGGCATGGGGAGCGGAAAGCCCGGGAGATTCGGAGGGCAGGACGACAGGATCAGCTATGATGGGAAGCTTCTTTCTCCGGGTATGATCAAAGAGTTGAATGTGGGGGATGAGGTCCAGATTGTGAATCCGGCCGGCCAGGGAGCGGACGCCACCAGTTTTACGAAGCTTCAGCAGCGGCTTGTGGGAGCCGGTCAGGGTATCAGTTATGAAGCGACCAGCCGTGACATGTCGGAAGCAACGTATTCGTCAGCCCGGCAGGGGATGATTGAGGACGACCTGACCTATGGGGAGGAAAAGGAACTGCTTCTGGAGGTGATGGATGAAATCTATGAGACATTTATCATATCGGCAGTTCTCTCCGGTGCGCTCTCCATTCCCCGGTTCTGGGAGGAAAAGGAGCGCTATCTTGCCCATGAGTGGACGCAGGAGCCGAAGCCGTGGATTGATCCGCAGAAGGAATCCAATGCTGACAGTACTGCACTGAAAACAGGACAGAAGACATTTAAGCAGATTGCAGCAGAAAATGGAAGGGACTGGAGGGACCAGATCGACGATATGGCGGAGGTGCTGGAATACGGCCGGGAGAAGGGGGTAGACATGGAAAAAATCATTTTTGCATTGAAGGAGGAGACGGGAGGCGAAGAGACAGATGATGATGACGAGAGAGAAAGAGGAAAGAAAAAAAGATAAGGATAAAAGGGATACTGCGCAGCAGCGTTTCCTCTCGGACAGTTCGATCCGGGCTGTGGAAGGGGAAGGGAATGAAAGAAAATTTGTTCTGAGTTTTTCCTCTGAGGAGCCTTATGACCGGTGGTTCGGGACGGAGATACTTTCGCATTCAGACGGAGCGGTGGATCTGGACCGGCTGAATTCCGTAGGATGCGTTCTGTACAATCATAACCGGGATAAGGTAATCGGGAAAATTGTCCGGGCATGGGTGGAAGGCGGACGGGGGAATGCGGAGATCGAATTTGACAGAGATAAAGAGTCTGAAACGGTCTTTCAGAAAGTATCCGGGGGGACGCTGAAAGGCGTGTCAGTTGGATATCTGGTGGATGTATGGGAAGACGTGGCGGCAAATAAGAAATCCAGCGACGGGCGGTTTACGGGTCCGTGCAGCATTGCAACGAAATGGACGCCGCACGAAATATCAATTGTGAGTATACCGGCGGATCCCACGGTGGGTGTGGGCCGATCGCAGGATGACGGGAAACCACAGGAAAAGGGAGTCGGCAGCTTTTATTTTTATGAAAAGCAGCTCCAGATAAACAATAATTTATTCAAGGAGGTAAAAGGAGCATGAATCTCAGACAGATGATTCAGAGACAGCAGGAGCTTCTGAATGCGGCAAAAGCTGCCAACCGGGAGCTTACGGCGGAAGAACAGGCGGAATTTGAAAGCCTTCAGAGGCAGATCGACGCCGCGCTTGCGGCAATGGAAGGAAGCGGCGGAGAGAGCGGAAGGGGACAGGAAGAGAGCGGGGAGGCGGAGGATCCCGATCATGTTCGTGCAGAAGAGCGGCAGGCGGAACGCAGCCGTTGTGCGGAAATCACGGCATTATGCCGTCAGTTTGACATTCCTGACGATGAGATCCGGCGTTATCTTTCCGACGGAACGTCCATTGGCGATGTGAGGGAGGCGATCATCGACAGGCTTGCCAGGGAAAGAGCGCCGATCTCGCAGCGCGGCAATGCGGATATAACGCTGGATGCGGCAGACAAATTTCGGGCAGCAGCAGGCGATGCACTGGTGATGCGGTCAGGGATTGAACTGCAGAATCCTGCGGAGGGAGCGCGGGAGCTGATGGGTATGTCTCTTCGCGACATGGCGATTGAGAGTCTGGCTGCGGAGGGACAGACGGGACTGAACCGTCGTTCTTCGGAAGAGATTTATAATCTGGTGTCCCGTCAGTTCTTCAACCCGACGGCTGCGTTTCCCTCTATTCTGGATAACGCCATCAACAAGGCATATGTGGAGGGGCACAGGAAGGTGGCCGTTACGTTTGACCGCTGGACGAAAAAGGGAAGCCTGAAGGATTTTAAGACGGCTGATAACAACTATCTGGCAGGGCCTGCGGGAGAGTTTCTGGAGGTGCCGGAAGGCGGAGAACTGAAGCATGACGTTCCGGGCGATGCAAAGCGTCCGACCAGAAAGCTGAAAACATATGGCCGTCAGTTTACGCTTACCCGTCAGGCATTCATCAATGATGATATTGATCTGGTCACCAAAATCCCGGCGCGTTATGCGGCAAGTGCGAGAAAGACAATTAACAAGCAGTGCTGCCAGATCATGGTGAACGGGCCGGCGATCTATGACGGAACGGCTCTTTTCAGCAGGGCGCACGGAAATCTGGTAAAAACCGGGACGGGTATCACCCAGGCCTCCATGCAGATTATGATTATGGCGCTTCAGACCCAGAAGGACGAGTTTGGCGACGCAATCATCGTACGTCCGGCAAAGATTCTTGTGCCGGTGGGGTATGCGTTTGACATGTACACCATGTTC